ATTTAAACTACTTAAAAGACTCATCGGCGAGTCAAGTATTGTATTAGCAATCATTTATACTATCGGGCATATCTTTATTGCCACGATCTGCAACTGGTTAATTACAGGTGCAGCTATGGAGTTAGCGGCTATCGATGCGATTATAGAACCCATCATTAATGGATTCTGGTTCTATGCGCTCCATAAATTAGCAAAGAGATTTATTAAGAGTGAATGATACATACCTCGGCAATCCGCAGGTTAAGCGGGATGGCGTACAACAAGGATGGACTAAACAGGACATTCAAGAATATCAGCGCTGTATGACTGATCCAGTTTACTTTGCCGAAACATACGGTAAAGTCATCTCACTGGATGAAGGATTAGTGCCTTTTAAATTATATCCTTATCAGAAAGAAATGTTTGAGCATTTCAATGATAATAGATTCTCCATCGTATTAGCTTGTCGTCAGTCCGGTAAGTCTATTAGTTCGTGTATGTATATCCTCTGGTACGCTCTGTTTCATCCAGATCAGACGATTGCGATTCTTGCTAACAAAGGCGCTACTGCAAGAGAAATGTTAGCACGTATTACACTGGCATTAGAGAACACCCCATTCTTTTTACAACCCGGAACTAAAGCATTAAATAAAGGCTCTATAGAATTTAGTAATAATTCTCGTATCATCGCTGCAGCGACCTCTGGCTCGTCTATAAGAGGACTCTCAGTCAACTTGCTATTCCTTGATGAGTTTGCGTTTGTAGAGAATGCAGCACAGTTTTATACGTCCACATATCCAGTTATCTCATCAGGTAATACATCTAGAGTTATCGTTACTTCTACAGCAAACGGTATCGGCAATATCTTTCATAAAATCTATGAAGGCGCAGTACAGGGTACAAATGAATTTAAACCGTTCCGAGTAGACTGGTGGGATGTTCCTGGTCGTGATGAGCAGTGGAAGGATCAAACCATTGCCAATACTTCAGAGTTGCAGTTTCAACAGGAGTTTGGAAATACCTTCTTCGGTACAGGCAATACGCTGATCTCTGCAGATGCTTTAATGAATATGAAAGCAGAATCTCCTGTGGCTGTTGGCGATGTTAACGTATATGTAGAACCCAAAGCAAACCACGATTATATTATGACTGTTGACGTGGCAAAAGGCCGTGGACAAGATTACTCTACATTTAACATCATTGATATCACTGCCAGACCGTTCAAGCAGGTTGCATGCTATAGAAACAATCTTATCTCACCTATTTTATATCCAGACATTATTCACAAGTGGGCAAAGAGATACAATGAAGCTTATGTTATTATCGAATCTAATGACCAGGGTGCAGTTGTAGCCAATGGTCTGTATTATGACATCGAATATGAAAACACCCATGTAGAGTCTATGATTAAGTCTGGTGCCATTGGAATGACTATGACTCGTAAGGTTAAACGTATCGGTTGTTCCAACCTTAAAGATCTAATCGAGGAGAAAAGGCTTGAGATTGTGGATCTGAATACCATCAGCGAGTGTTCTACATTTGAAGCTAGAGGTAACTCGTTTGAAGCGTCTGACGGTAACCATGATGACTTAGTAATGAATCTAGTTATGTTTGCCTGGTATGTTGGTAGTGAAGCATTTGTAAATCAAACTGATGTTAATATTAAACAAATGCTATATGAAGAGAAAATTAAAGCAATCGAAGATGACATTACCCCAGTAGGTATTATTGACGATGGCACTGATTCTAGACAGCAAGAAGTCATAGACGGTGAGGTTTGGGAGACTGGTACCAATACAGGGCTCTTCTAAATTGTTGATTTTATAAATATTATTGTTGTTTGAAAGAACCTTATAATGAATAACTTATCATTTAATTCAAACGAAAAGAGGAAGACTCATGGCTTTTTTCACGCCTTCGCTGTCTCCAGCTGTAGTAACCCGTGAGATTGATCTCACCGGAATTGTACCAAACGTAGGCACCACAACTGGTGTATTCGTTGGTAACTATCGTTGGGGTCCAGTCGATAAACCTACACTTGTGGACAACGAAGCGAGACTCGTTTCCTTGTTTGCCACCCCAGATACAAATAACGCAGTAGATTTCCATACTGCGGCTCACTTTTCCAAGTATTCCAATCAGCTGCTAAACATTCGTGCAGTAACAAGTGCAGCAAAGAACGCATTTGACTCTGACACTAGCACAGGCGTTTCGTCTGGCGTAAGTCAATCTAGCACTCGTTCGGCAAGGCTGGTTAAGAACAACACAGACTTTGATAATCAGCGTTCTGCAATGGATTCTGACGGTCATAGCTTTGTTGGTAAGTACCCAGGTTCGCTTGGTAACTCTTTACAGATTCAGCTCTGCTCCTTTGACACCGGTGACTCTGCATTTACCGACTGGTCACTGAGAACCAGCTTTGACGCTGCTCCTGGCACATCTGCTTATCTTACCGGTAAGAACGGATCGAATGACGAAGTTCACGTTGCTATTGTAGACCAAGACGGTCTGTTCTCTGGCACAAAAGGTGAAGTTCTTGAAACATTCCCATTCCTCTCGCTGGCAAGAAACGCAAAAAACGCAGATGGATCTACCAACTACATTGCAGACGTACTAAACAATCAGTCTGAATATGTTTGGCTTGTAGATGCTGCTAACATCGACTCTGACTATAGAGTAGCTGGTGCAGGTACAGACGCTGCAGACTCTGGCGATAACTATGCTCTGATTGCTTCTGCACAAGGTGTAAAGACTATCAGCATGGTCAGTGGTGCTAACTCTGGTTCGCTGACTACTTCTGAATACGCTACTGCCTTTGATCTGATCGAAGATGTAGATACGTATCAGGTAGACTTCCTGATTGCACCACCAGTAACTGCTACATCCGGTGCAAACAATACTGCAAATACGATCATTACTGATCTGAACACAATTGCTGCTACAACCCGTAAAGACTGTGTGGTAGTTGCATCTCCACCAAAAGCTTCTGTAATCAATACTACTACTCCAGTAGATGATACGGTTACTTTTGCTAATCTGCTTCCATCTAGTTCTTACATCTTCCTTGATAATAACTACATCAAGGTATTTGATAAGTACAACGATGAATATATCAACATTCCAGCAAACTCTTCTACTGCAGGACTAATGGCTCAATCGGATCAGGAAACTGCTCCTTGGTACTCGCCAGCTGGTCTGAGAAGAGGTCAGTACTTTGGTGCTGTAGATATCGCTCACTCGCCAACTAAAGCGCAGAGAGATACACTCTACAGAGCGAATGTTAACCCAATTGCCAACATTCCTGGTGCTGGTATTACTCTGTTTGGCGATAAGACAATGCTGCGTCGTCCTTCGGCATTCGACCGAATCAACGTTCGCCGCCTGTTCCTTACTCTGGAAAGAGCAATTGCAAGAGCAGCAAAATCTGTACTGTTTGAATTCAACGATGAATTTACCAGAGCAGAGTTTGTGAATATTGTAGAACCTTTCCTGAGAGAAGTAAAAGGTCGCCGTGGTATCACTGATTTCCGTGTTGTCTGTGACGAAACAAACAACACCCCAGAAATCATTGACCGTAATGAGTTCATTGCTACTATCTTCATTAAGCCTGCACGTTCTATCAACTTCATCACACTGAACTTTGTTGCTGTTAGAACTGGCGTAGACTTTGAAGAAGTAGCTGGTCAAGCATTCTAAGAACCGCTAAACTAAGGAGATAAAAGAATGGCTATTTTAGGAGTCGATGACTTCAAGGCAAAACTGAAGGGCGGCGGTGCTAGATCTAACCTGTTCAAAGCGACCGTCAACTTTCCAGGATATGCAGCAGGTGACGTAGAACTTACATCGTTTATGTGTAAGGCTGCACAACTCCCTTCCTCAGTAATGGCTGAGATCGTTGTACCATTCCGTGGTCGTGAACTCAAAATTGCTGGTGATCGGACGTTTGAACCTTGGACAATCACAGTAATTAACGACACAGACTTTAGTGTTCGTGACGCTATGGAGCGTTGGATGAATGGCATTAACGGCCATACAACCAACGAAGGTCTTGTTAATCCAACTGACTATCAAGCTGATCTGATTATTGAGCAGCTGGATAAGAACGGCGACACGCTGAAGACCTACAACTTCCGTGGTACTTTCCCAACTAACGTATCTGCAATTGACGTATCTTACGACAATACAAACGTCATTGAAGAGTTTACTGTAGACTTCCAGGTACAGTATTGGGAATCTAATACTACCAGTTAATATTGGTATAAATATTCGGTAGGGGAGGGACAATTCTCTCCCCTATTACCTTATACACTCGGAGAAGTATTTTGGCAGACGATAGTTTAAAATTATTTGGCTTTGAGATCAAGCGAGCTAACAACCAAAAGGCGGCTGAGCAGCTTCCATCTATCGTACCACCTTTGGATGATGATGGTGCAGGATACATCACTGCGTCTGGAAGTCACTATGGATCATATGTAGATCTGAGTGGAGAGCAGGCAAAAGATGATAAAGAGCTGATCCAAAAGTATCGCCTTATTGCACAGCATCCAGAAGTTGATGCTGCAATCGAAGATATTGTCAACGAAGTTATTTCAGGTGAAGATCAGGTTGTGGACCTAAACCTTGATAACGTTGATACTACAGATTCAATTAAAGATCAAATTAAAGAAGAATTCGATGACGTTGCAGCAATGCTTGATTTTCAAAGCTATGCGCACGACATCTTTCGTAGATACTATGTAGATGGAAGAATCTATCACCACTTGATCGTTGATCCTAAGAGACCTCAAGAAGGTATTCAAGAGATCCGGCCAATTGATGCTACTAAGATTCGTAAGATTAAAGAAGTTAAAAAAGAAAGAGACCCTGTTAGCGGTGCTAGTATCGTAAAGAAGATTGATGAATACTATATCTTTACTGAAGCAGGTAATGCATCTTATCAGTCTCAAGCAGCTGGATCTAAAAGCAGTAACGCGGTTAAGATCCACCCAGATGCTATTAGCTATGTAACTAGTGGTTTGATGGATTCTAGACGTAAGAAAGTAATCTCTTACTTACATAAGGCTCTAAAGCCTGTTAACCAGCTTCGTATGATGGAAGACGCGTTAGTTATCTATAGACTATCACGTGCACCAGAGAGAAGAATTTTTTATATTGACGTAGGTAACTTGCCAAGAGGTAAGGCTGAACAGTACCTTAAAGACATTATGTCAAGGTACAGAAACAAATTGGTCTATGACGCTAATACAGGCGATTTGAAGAACGACCAAAAGCATATGTCTATGCTGGAAGACTTCTGGCTGCCACGTCGTGAAGGTGGTAGAGGTACAGAGATTAGTACATTGCCAGGTGGTCAGAACCTTGGTGAAATCGATGATATTGTTTACTTCCAGAAAAAGCTTTATCGTGCATTAAACGTTCCAATCGGTAGACTTGATCCTGAGCAAGGTACTGGTATTCTTGGTAGAACATCTGAGATTACCAGAGACGAATTTAAGTTCCAGAAATTTGTAGGTAGACTTCGCCGTAGATTCGCTGACCTATTCTACAATATTCTGAGAAAGCAGCTTCTCCTGAAAGGCATCATTACAGAAGACGATTGGGAATCTTGGAAGTCTAGTCTATACGTTGACTATATTACAGACAACTACTTTACAGAGCTGAAAAACGCCGAGATGCTAAGAGAGCGGGTAAATATGCTTCGTGAGGTAGAACCTTATCTGGGCAGCTTCTACTCTAAAGAATGGGTAAGAAAGAACGTCTTAATGTTTACCGATGATGATATTAAAACAATGGAAGATCAGATTGAAAAAGAAACGAAATCTGGCGAAATCGGTACAGAAGACGAAGAAGATATCTAAAGATCTAAATAATTATAAATAAAATTAAGTTTTCTAAACTGGAGTTTACAAATGACTGATATTATTGATTTTCTTAACAATGTTACAAATAAAGATTATGCTAAAGCTGAAACTCAGTTTGCTGACTTAATTAACGGCAGATTGAATGACAGACTCCAAAACGAAAAAGTTAAAGTAGCAGGTATGGTCTTTAATAATGTAATCGAAGAAGATCCAGAGCCTGAAGTCGAAGCTGAGCCTGAAGTAGAAGTAGAGGCAGAAGTTGAGCAAGAGCCTGAGGAAGAAGTAGAGTCAAATGAAGACGTTTAAAGAATTTGCAAAGAACATCGCTCCAAAAGGTCAAAAAATCGTTAAGGTCTTAGATCTTAAGGGTGGAGAGATGATGGTCACAAAAGACGCAAAAGGTAAGTTTAACGTTATGTTTGATAACCAAGTGGTTGATACCCTTGGCTCTGAAAGAGAAGCAATGCAAGCTGCTAAGAACTTTGGCAGCATGATGGGTAAAAGGTAAATCAAATGAAACTTATTACAGAACATACAGAAGAAGTTTCCTACATCGTCGAAGCAAAAGACGATGGTAGTAAAAACTATGTAATTGAAGGTATCTTTGCCCAGGCGGAACAAAAGAACCGCAATGGAAGAATTTATCCAAAAGCAATTTTGGAATCAGCAGTTTCTAAGTATGATAAGGAACAGGTACAAACCAACGTGCAGTAGGTGAACTAAATCACCCTGCAGGTCCTATCATTAACTTAGATAAAGTATCTCACCGCATCACCGAACTCAAGTGGAACGGTAACGATGTGATGGGAAAGGCACT